ATTTTAGGTTGGCTACTGTATGTACTGTCTCCTATTGCGTATGCGTTATCTGTATCGGGGTTTAGGCTTATTTGGAAATCAACTGATTTAACACTTGCTGATGCATTCGGTGCTGTGTCTGTTCCATCGTCAAACTTAACTACACCATTAGAAAAATAAAGTGCGTCTAATGCTGCTCCACCAAAAGTAACTGCTGTATCTGAAATGTCATCTTGTGTTGCCTTTTCTCTTTGGCCTACGAAATCTGCTGTAAGCATAACGTACTCACCTACACTTGCTGTAATGGATAATGTGTTTGCTACCATACCTGTGTAAGTGTGTATTTTTTGTTCCCTACCTACTTCAAAAGTGTAAGAATTGTATGTATCTGCGGCTACTGCCGGCTCTTTGAATAAGTGAATTGCATTACCTCCTCCGTCGTAGGTTGTTTTTGGGAAGAATGCTGCTAAAGTATTACCTAAAAACTCATCTAGTTGAACGGCCATATTATAGCCACCTTCTGAGTATTCTGTACCAGTAACAGATTTACCCACAACAGGTCTACTCATGTCCTGTCTTGTCAACAAATCCATTCTTGTAGCAAACGATTCGTCATCTACTTCACCAAAAACGTCTGCTGTCGCCTCACTACCGTAACTGCTTTCTTTCTTTAATCCAACATATCTATTTAGAAACTCTACCATATAAATACCTCTAGTATAGTGTGTCGAGGTGTTGACTGCCTTATCAATATTATTATCGGTGTCTCATATCTATTCTTCGCATATAAGTAAGAGTAAGCACATGAACACATATAGTTTCGTCATCATCCATCTTTGAATCTAGTTTAGCATCGTATGAAATAATACTGTCTGTTGTGGCTTGTACCCCAGTATTTGTGTATAATTCATCGAATACTTCTCCCATAATATTAAGTCCTGCTCGGTAAGCATCTTCATAATTAGTACCCCTAACAGTAATAAATACCCTAACATCGTACTCTTGTGTTATTTTTGCACCACCTAATGACTCAAAATTAGGTGAGATTAACTCAGATATTAAAACGTGTATGCTTGGTACAGGTATTCTGTTAAGCATTTGCGAAGATATATCATAACCATATATTATTGATGAGTCCGGTACTTGTGTTTTTAGATACATTCTAGTACTATCTTTTAGTTGTTGTACTATACCAAGACCCATTCTAGCCAAAGTATCTTGCGCGAAGTCAGATATTAATAGTTCTTCGGGTGTAAATGCACCGAACTTAGAGTAATATACAGCCGACCATTTTACGCTGCCGCTAGTATTACCCCAACTAACCGACGCGCTGCTTCCAGTCGCTCCTGTGACGCTATAATAGGCAACTGCGCCAGTAAAGTCGTTAACTATTTCGTGTGTGTAAAGTTTTGCTGCCCCACCTGCCTCTAAAGTTAGTCTTAAGATTAAAGTAACTGGATTCTCTTCTTCTTTTTTAATATCTAAATCGCTAACAGTAACAGTACTAGCACCTACTAAACTTAATGATGTATTATTACCTGTTGATTTTACCTCTACTTTATGAGTACCATTATCTAAGGTCATAAGAACAGTATTAGTACTAGGTGCGGTAGTATATTCAAACGCAGCAACTAAGGTATAAGAGCCACCTGCTTCCGGTGTAATGCTGTATGTTCCGTTAGTAATTACCCAATCACCACCGGATGCTGAACCACTACCGGCAGCAGTCCAACTATCATTAAATGTACCAGTTAATGCAGTAGGGTCTGAACCCGTCATCCTACTATTCCAATACTGTGTTTTTGTTGCTATACCCATATTAACCACCTCTTGCATTCTTTAAGTGATTAACTAATCTTTTTGTTCCACCTAAAGGGTGTGAGTCTATTCTAAAACTACCTGTACCTTCTGCCGTCAACTCAGTTAGATTAGCACCCCTACTACCAGTAACACCTCTTGGTTGTTCGTCATAACTTTGTCCTTCATCATACGAACCCACAAAGAAAGATGTGAATTGATTTTTAGATTCCAATGATTTTCTACCCCACCATAAAGAATTACCTATAACATCATACAAATCTCTATCAGTTCTTTTATTAGAGTTATATTTACCCTTAAAGTTTCTACGCATATTTACAACTTGGTCCACAGTCATAAACGCGGCATCAGTTAAGGCATCTTCCATAGCATTTTCCATAGCCTTTGTTACTTCTTTATTGATAGTAGTAAATATTTTTTTGTATGCCGACCTATCAAAGTAAGCCTCAAACCCAATATCACTTTGTCTATTTTTGGTTATGTTTAAGGCATTTTTTTGTGTTTGTATATTACGTGGTCCTTGATACCCATAAAAGTTTCTCACTTTTTCGTCTAAAACACTTTGTTGCTCATCTAATTTACCTACAACATTCGCTCTAAACTTAGTTACTGCGTCTATTTTAGGAAACCCTGCGTGTATATAAGGTACTTTTGTAAATCCTTTCATGTTCTCACCTAATCTACACTACCCAAGTGGGCTAGTCTAGTTAGATTAAATGTACCTCTTTCTCTCAACACTCCACCTCTCATAGAGTTTTCTTGAAATGTACCCTCATCTTCCATATAGTAGGCTGCTGCAATATCGGCACATATTTCTCTAAGAACGTGAGCAAACTCTCCCGCTTGAACGGTAACGCCTGTGGCGTGGTCTGCACTAATTCCCTCAACACCTGTTAGTATGTTAGAATCATCAGAGTCTTTGCCTGTCCAAGAAAAAGAGTCGCCATCTACGTTTCCATTACCTGTTGTGGTAAAGGAGGCAGAACTAGTTAAAGTAATACTAGTAGCGCCCGCACTTACCGCACCGTTAAGTGTAGTGTCTGCTATTGATTTACTAGGTACATTTCTACCGTAGTCTCTAAAAACTTGGTCTATATCTATTGTAGCCCTGCGTATAGCAAGCGTTAACTTAGATGCTGCTTGTGTGCGTTGGGCTGAGTTTAGCCCAAGCCTCATACCAACATCACTTGAAGTACAATAATAGACCATTACTTAACACCGTTCCTGTTATTATCACAAAAAGCATACGCTTCTGCATTTTGTTATACGCTTTTAGTGTCTTTTCAAGGTTTCCTAATCTTTGTGTAACATCTCTACACCATATATGCCATTCTTCTTGATTCATAATATCACATCTGCGTTGATAACCCCATAGCCCCTGCCACTATTGCTATCAATGCTAATGTAATCTTTTGGGTGTTTGACATATAGGATGCAATAAGACCATTAGTAACCTCTAATTCAGTAGCCACTTGTGCTAATCCGGTTTTCATATCCATGTTAGACTGAACCAATTGTTCAATAAGCCTTTCATGTCTTCTTCCGGTTTCTTCTAAATTATCTAATCTTATACTAATAACGCTATCTTCATTCATCCATACTCGCCTTCAATCGAGCAATTAGGTCTGATTTCTTACCGCTAACAGCAAGGCCCTTTTCTTTTAGCATAGCCTTTAATTCAGTAACATTACGGGACTCAAGAGTTTCGTCTAAAGTTTTTAGTTCCGCTTTTGCCTCTACAAGTTTTTCTTTTACTTCATCTACGTTGTCAATAATCTCATCAAGAGTTATTTTACCGTCAGCATTTAGTACCAAGAACTTTTTGTAAAGCCATACTCCTATTCCCGCTAATCCTACTAATGTTAGTAAGATTATCTCTATATCACCAAGCAAAGATGATGAATCTAGGGGTATGCAGTCTATCGTTTCGTTCAATGCATTTAAGCAAGTTTCGGCTGTTGTGTTGTTACTCATTTTCTTCACGCTCATATATTATTTGTTTTACGGCTGAGAAAGGAATAACACTAAAAGGTCTAGTCGCACCTACTCGATATAACTTGAACCCATGAAGTGTTTCTTCAATGTTTACATTAGTATATGATTTTTCGGGAGGACTATAAACAATCTTCCCCTTCCTCACGGCAGCCATAATACAACCAATACATAAAACCTACTTAAAAGGTTACTCTCCTAGAATACCGCTTTCTAGCAGCATATCTATGATTTCTTTGTAATATTCATAATCGCTTATTGTACAAATAGGCTCTATGTGTGTGTCGCCAACACTATAATTAGCAAATGCTTTTGAACTAACAAATACATTATACTTTGTAATATCATTACCTACGGTATCATTTACTTGTACTATAAGTGTGACTGGGGCATCCTTTGCTATAACTTCCCCTACTACATTATTACAAGTAATGATTCCATCTCTTTCTAAAGTCTCTAAACTAAATGAAGGGCCTGTCATACCTAATATTATTATTAAGGAAATAATAAAGACAGGGGCGTTGCTTTCGCTCATGGTATTAACTACTATTCGCGTTAGTTAAATTATCTCCAACGTGGACCTTCGGCCCATCCTACTAGGCTTGTTCTATTACCTTTAGTAATAGGTGCAACACCGTGTTCAAAATAAGATAAGAAACATATTACTGTGCCTTTCTTAGCAAGTGCTACTGGGTCGGGGTTTTGTGTATGACTAAATGTTAGTTCTCCACCTTCATAATCTTCGGGGTCTGATAATTGTACTACAATACTTACTTTTCTGTGCATACCATCTTGTCTGTTCCAATCAATATCGTGGTGCATACCATAATGATAGCCTATATCTTTGTATTCTGTAAATTGTAATGGTGGTAAATATGATACTTCTACACCGAAATGTTCATTTGCTTTTTCTATATACCACATCATTTGTTCTGTAAGAGGTTTGTATTTTTTATCTTGTAACCATCTTATTTGGGTTTTCCTATGGCTATCTTCTTTACCTTCACCTGTTCTAAAGGTAGATGCCGCTTGAGGCTCTGCTTCCTTTGCCGCCTCAATTATTTCATTCACTATTTCTTCACTCAACGCTTCTTCCCACATTATCCATGCAGGGTGTTTCATCATTTCTGACATAAAGTATCATTACATCATAGGGTATTTAAGATGTATCATATTAACCGCCAATAACGCCCGTTATCTGAGATGTCATTCCGTTGCCGTATGTAATTGTGATTATTCCATTTCTAGTGTCAACTTCCCAATTCGAAATATCAGTGCTTACTTTGCCATCAAGGATTACAGAGAATCCGCCACCGCCACCACTCCCGGCAGGGCCAGTAGGACCCGGTGGACCGGCACTTCCGGTTGGTCCTGTTGGACCAGTAGGACCTGTTGCACCATTACTACCATTTGAACCCGAAGGACCTGTTGGGCCGGTAGGCCCAGTAGGACCCGTTGGGCCAGTAGAACCTGCCGGACCTGCTGCTGCCCTTGATACACCCTGTGCTTCTTCTAATTCTCCATAGTCAAACCAAGATGGAATAGAAGGGAAAACCCCGTCATCGTGAAATGATTCTTTGGTACTAATAGAAGATAAGTTTTTCATAGCCGTTCTAAAAGTATCTAATTCAGTTTTTTCTGAATCAGTTAAAGAGTCATAATAGTTTTCACCGTATGCGTTTTCTATTCTTTTTAACCACTCTCTTTGGGTTTGTTTCAATGCTTTTTCCGCCGCGTCTGCGTTCTTAAAGTTCCTACTCATTTTTATCACTC